ATAGTGGTACAAATAACCATGTTGATTCTATAGAATTATATATTGGTTCTGGACATGGAGCAAATGGAATATTTCAATTAAAAGTAGTAGGAAAAGGTGGTTTAGATACTGTATTAACTACTAAACATTATATGAGAGATCCAACAGGATGGTTTCATGTTTATGTGTCTGCTGATTCAACACAAAGTACCGCATCAGACAGAATGAACATTTATTTAAATGGTAATTTAATTACAGATTTTGCTACAGAAACGTATGCAACTCAAAATTTTGAATGGGGTTTTGGTTCTGCTCAAAAAAGAGCGTGGTTTAGAATGTTTGGTGGTTCTTATACAACAACTTGTGGTGGCTATCTTTCTGAAGCTCATTTTATTGACGGATCTGTTGAACCATTAGCTAAATTTGGTGCTTTTAAAAATGGGGCTTGGACACC